GGTAATTCGAACCTCGAAATCTCTGGTGTGGGTGGGGTTTGAACATGGTGAACCGGTTTGGTTTTATGGTTTTGGGCCAGCGGGTTTCCCCGCTGGCTGTGTTGCTAACCGAAAAACAGCATGAGCAGCAGCAGGCAAGCCCGCAGTTGCTGGTAGCTGAGTTTCAGTTTGAGAGATAGCTCGATCATGGTCATGACTCAGAAAGAGCAGTCTCGCAGCGCTGCGCGACCGCATGTTGTGATGTGGCCGTGCTGTGGTGGGTACGAAGAGCCGTGCGGCCCGAAAGGGCGGGCGGATTCTTTGCCACCTACGCCCGTGGTCGCGCTCCACGGGCGGGGAAACGCAGGCGGGCGGCAGGTTGCACTGCCCCTGCCGGCGGCCCGTTTTCCCGATTTTCGCGCTGGTGTGGTTGATTCTAGCACCGCCTCATTTGCCCTGTCCGCCAGCTCGGGCTATACTTCCCATGTCGCGCCTCATGCGCGATACGGGATTGGACTCCCGGTAAGGAATAGGCGGACGGCCGCCACAGTGCGGTATTTTTTCGTCCGTCGCATGGCAAGCTCTCTATGGGCGGGCTGTGCGGGGGCAGCTTCGGCTGCGCCGGTTCCTATTCCCGGTAGTCCAACCCCGCACAGTTCCGCTCACCCCGATTGGACTCGTGGTGATCGGACTCTTAACCGAATAGGAGTCATCGCCATGGCACACAAAGCCCGTATTCCATCCAGCGCACCTGCGCCGGATACCCATCCCGAACTGATCAACGCCTACCAACTCAACGGCATCGACAACAAGCTCGATGACATCTACCAGTTCGTCCGCTACATCAGCAAACAGGTGTTCCGCAACGCTATCAAGCGCGAGCTGTGCGCCGGCCTGAAGCTGGCCAGCCTGCTCGATCTGCCAGCCAAAGACGTAACCCTGGTGATGCAGTGGCTGGAACGCCTGCGCAACGAAGCGATCCGCAACTACGTCGCCACCAGCGCGCTGGAGCAGCGGTTTCTGAATCAGTGGCTGCTGGATAGCCGTGAGGCGGGTGAGTTTCTCTGTTTGAAACAGGAAAACCCCGTAGCAGCAAGCAAGCAAAAGGTGGCAGCATGAGCACCTACCTCAACTACGACAGCGTTGTCGACCAGCTGCAGGCCGCCGGCCTGATCCTGCCCGGCGCGCTGGTCATCGGCAAACGCCAGCGCACCCACATCGAAGGCAAAGACCGCGAAAAGCGCGGCTGGTACAGCCTGTTCGAATTCCGCACCGACGACGGCGAATACCTGATCTCCGGCGCCTACGGCGTCTGGCACGGCAACGACAACGGCAAGTGCAAGATTGAGTTGTCCGAGCACGGCAAGAAAATCAGCGCCGAGCAGATGGCCGCCAACCGCGAGCGCATCAAGGCCGAGCAGAAGCGCGCCGAAGCCGAAGAAAAAGCCAAGCAGGCCCGCGCCGCCGCCGAAGCAACCGCCATGTGGGCGCGACTCAACCACGAAGGCGAATGCGAATACCTGCGGCGCAAAGGCGTCGCCGGCCACGGCGTGCGCTACACCGCCCAAGGCAACATGGCCCTGCCGCTGTACGACGAGCGCGGCGCCATCCATGGTCTGCAGGTCATCTATGCCGACAAGGCAAAAAACAAAAAAGGCCGCGACAAGGATTTCTGGCCCGCCGGCGTCGCTAAAAAAGGCCACTGGTTCCAGATCGGCAGCCCAGATTGGATATGCCTGATTGCCGAAGGCTACGCCACCGCAGCCAGTCTGCATGAAGCCACCGGCCTGCCGGTGATCGTCGCCTTCGATGCCGGCAACCTGCTGCCAGTCTCCCTGGCCATCCACAAACGCTACCCCCGCGCCAAGCTGCTCATCTGCGCCGACGACGACTACGCCAGCAAAGGCAACCCCGGCATCACCGCCGCCAACGCCGCAGCCGTAGCCGTAGGCGGCGCATGGGTCGCCCCTGTGTTCGAAAGCGAACGCCCCGCCGACAAAAAAGGGCCAACCGACTACAACGACCTGCACGCGCTGGAAGGCCTGCACGTCGTCCGATTGCAGATCGAGGCCAAGCTCACGGAATTGGGGTGGCGCAGTCGCGGCACGCCCGCGCCGGCCGCAAACGGGGGGGGGGGAATTCCGCATTGGGCGTGGACGGCGTTGAGTCGGCGCTGAAACGCTATTCCCTGGTGTACGGATCTGGCTCGGTGGCGTTCGACCACCAAGAGCACATGCTGGTGAAGCTGGCCGATGTCCGCGACGCCTGCACCAACAAGAATTTCGTGCGTGACTGGCAGGCCGATTCTCGGCGGCGCATCGTGCGCATCGAGCAGGTTGGGTTTGACCCAAGCGGAACCGATTCAAACATCACCTGCAATCTGTGGGGCGGATGGCCGACCACGCCAAAGCGGGGGAGCTGCGACAGATTGCTGCAGCTGCTCAGCCTGCTGTGCTCGGAAGAAGACGACCCGAAAGCGTTGTTCGAATGGGTAATCAAGTGGCTGGCTTATCCGCTCCAGAACCCCGGCGCCAAGATGAAAACCGCCATCGTCATGCACGGCCCGCAGGGTGCTGGCAAAAACCTGTTTTTCGAAGCGTATATGTCGATCTTCGGCGAATACGGCCGGGTTATCGATCAATCCAGCGTCGAAGACAAATTCAACGACTGGGCCAGCCGCAAACTGTTCCTGATCGCGGATGAAGTGGTGGCGCGGCAAGAGCTGTACCACATGAAGAACAAGCTCAAGGGCTTGATCACTGGCGACCACATCCGCATCAACCCGAAAAACGTCACGCCACACGACGAGCGCAACCACGTCAACCTGGTGTTCCTGTCGAACGAAACCCAGCCCGTGGTACTGGAGCGGGACGACCGGCGCTATTGCGTGATATGGACGCCGCCGAAAGAAGAAAAAGAGTTCTACGCCGAAGTGCGGCGCGAGGTACGCGAAGGCGGGGCAGAGGCGCTGCACTGGTATCTGCTGAATGAAGTTGACCTGACCGGATTCGAAAACGGCACCCTGCCGCCCGATACGCGGGCCAAGCGCGAGCTGATCGAATTATCAATGGATAGCACAGAGCGGTTCTGGAACGAGTGGATCAGCTGCCGGCTCGATCCGGTGCCCGTAGTGCCATGCCTCAGCCGCGACTTTTACGTCATGTACCGAATCTGGGCCAATCAGACAGGCGTAGCGCGGCCGGCCAGCGAGCCCATTCTGATGGGCAACAGCGGCAGACGGACCGGGGCAGCCAAGAAAGTCTGCTGGTACCTGGCTGGCGCCAAGCGCAAGCAGGCCACGTTTATTTTTCCGCCAGACAAACATACGCCACCGGATGGTAAATCGCGCGAATTGTGGCTGGCTGAATCGACGGAATGGTTTGTCGAGGGCATCGCCGATTACAAAAAGGCCCAGCACACCGGAAATTGTTAAGGGTGTGAAGGGTATGGTTAAGGGTTTTGTTAAGGGTTAACGCATTGAATTGTAATGTTTGTTAAGGGTGTGAAGGGTATAGCGCACACACGCACATGAGAACGATATTTTCATATACCCATAAAGTTCACTCTCACACGGGTATATACCCCTTCACACCCTTAACAATATTAACAAACGAAAAGAATCAATAAGTTACAAGAGACAAACCCTTACCCATACCATTAACAAATTGGCCTTAACCCTTAACAAAGCAATTTTTGAAGGAAAAACCATGAAAAACCCGGTTGAATTTACTGAAACGCAGCAGTTTGACTTCGACAAATCCGTATTTGCCGCTACGGCGCATTTGAAGGCCGCTAAGGCTGCGATTGATGCCGAGTATGGCGAAGGGTACGCCGCTGCCAATCCGGCGCTTGTAGGGGCGTTTATGCAGACGGCAGCAACAGCATTCAATGCGCTGGCGGTAGACGGCGCGTTGCGTGACCGTCTTTCTCTGGTTGCCGAAGAAGTGTCCAAGATTTCGGATGAGCTGGAATTTGGCGTCAAATCCGCGCTGAACGATATTGCTGCGAGCCTGGCATGATCAAAATCACCGTCGACACCAGCGGCCTTGCGCGCTCGCTGCAGGCCACCCAGCGCAAGATCGAGCGCAGCACTGCCATTGCCCTCACCAAAACCGTACAGCACGCCCAGAAGGCCGTTATTGCGGAAATGCCGCGCGTATTCGACCGCCCGACGCCGTACACCCTGCGTGGCACACGGGTGAAACCGGCCAGCTACAAGACCGGTCGCATGGAGGCATCGGTCGAGTTCAAGACAGACGTCAGCAAGGGCACGCCAGCGGAAAAATACCTGCAGGCCGAGGTATACGGCGGATCGCGCCGGCTAAAACGGTTTGAGGTGGCGTTGCAACGCATTGGAGTGTTACCGGCAGGCATGTTTGCGGTGCCGGGGAAAGCGATGCGGCTGGATGCGTTTGGCGGCATCCCGGCAAGGAGCATCATTCAGATATTGAGTTATCTGCAGGCCTTCGGCGAGCAAGGCGCTCGCGCCAACTCGACCGCAGCCACTCGCGCCAAAATGGCCAAGGGCACCCGTAGCAAATACGGCTACGAGCTTATCGTCATTCGGCCTGGCAGACGGCCATCGCGCGGCGGCAAGCAGCTCGCGCCGGGCGTGTGGAAACGCACCTACACCGGGTTCGGTAGCAGCCTGCAGCCGTTGCTGATGTTTGTCCGCGCCCCTGTTTACCGCCCGCGCCTGCCGCTGGATCAGATCCGCGATCAGGCCGTACAGCAACATTTCCAAAACGAATTCATCCGGGCGTTCGTATCATGAGCCAATGCACCCAGGCAGAGTTCGCCCGCCTGCTCGGGGTGGCGAAAAGCTATGTCACCAAGCTCAAGGATAACGGGCGTCTGGTGATGAGCGCAGATGGCAAGCTGGTTGATATCGAGCCCAGCAAAGCCCGTATTGCCGCAACAGCAGACCCCGGAAAGCCGGACATATCATCGCAATGGAAAAAACCCGCCGAAGCCGCAGAAGAGGTCGATGAGGGTAGCAAGAGCTATCAGGATGCGCGTGCCGACAAAGAGTTCTACGCCGCCAAGATGGCCAAGCTCGAATACGAGCGCGCCATCGGCAAGCTGGTCGACAAGGCCGAAGTGCAGGCGGTGGTGGAAGACGTCATCACCCAGTTTCGGCAGGGGCTGGAAAACCTGCCGTATCGCCTGGCTCCGGAACTGGTCGGGCAGGATCTGGATGGCATTCGTGCGGCGCTGAAGCAGGAGATTTTTGACGCGCTGGGCAAGATGCAGCGCGGGTTTATTAGGCAGATAGATGAAATTGGAAAGGTCGAGCAATGAAAGATGATGGTGTTTCTGTTGGCAATAGCCTGCTGGCGCATATAAACAGCAAGATGCACGAAGGGGATTGCCCAAAGGCCGGATGTATTGGCGAGTGCGCTGCCATCGATGAGCATGGTGGGCTATGGTGGGCGGCGCTCTACATTTGGGATTCGGCGTTCAATGACTCCAGTCGCGTAGCAAAGTGGTTTAACGATGCTGGCGCCGTTGATGTAACGGTGGCGCACGTACTGTACGACGATGCAAACGGAGACCGCGACGGACGAACTTTTGACGGAATTCGGGCATGGCATGTGACATTCAGTATGCCGATTGAAAAGGAAAAGCATTGATGCGATTGATATCGACAAAAGTAGACGCAAACCCGGAGTTGATGCCGGTCAGCTTCGATGCGATGTTGAAAGAGGCGATGGCGATTGGGCGGGTAAAGCTTGACCAGGACTGGAATGGCGCGTTCGAGGCCCAGATCCGGTTTGACCTGAAGTCAGGCACGACCATCTACGCCAAAGGCAAACACACTGATCCGTGGTTTGCGATGGCCGACGCGTTGAATGAAGCGCGTTCATTGGGTGCAGGCGGATAGCCAACATGCACCGCGACGACGCCATCCTGACCGTCCTCACCGCCGCAGAAAAAGCCACGCGGCCGAAATCCCCGCTTACCGTCAGCGAGTGGGCGGATAACAATCGCTTGCTGACATCCGAGAGCAGTGCCGAGGCGGGGGAGTGGCGCACCAGTCGCGTGCCGTATTTGCGCGAGATCATGGACTGCCTGAGTGAAGACAGCCCGGTGCGCAAGGTGGTGTTTCAGAAATCGTCGCAGGTCGGCGGTACCGAGGCTGGCGTTAAATGGAAGAAGTCGGAAAGGAGGGCGCGCGTGAATAGTGAATTGACAGACCGTGAATTGTTGGAGATGGCGGCGAAGGCGGCTGGATACGTGGTCGACGAGGATTTCGATAGAACAGATATACGCTCAACGACTGGCGCGCCTGTTCCATGGCGGCCGTTGGATGATGATGGCGATGCGCTGCGGCTGGCGGTGCGGTTGGGGATATGCGTAGAGCCGTACCCGGTCTATCAGCCGGAAAAACATAGCGTAATGGTTAAACAGCGCTGCCAACTTGACACGCTGAGGGTGCCAAACAAAACGGAATGTTTGGAGCTATACGGGGATGATCCTTATGCAGCAATCCGCCGCGCCATCGTCCGCTGCGCCGCATCTATTGGCCAGATGAAAGCGTAAAGGGCCGCCATGCACCGCGACGACGCCCTCCTGACCGTCCTCACCGCCGCCGAAAAAGCCACGCGGCCGAAATCCCCGCTCACTGTCAGCGAGTGGGCGGATAACAATCGCTTGCTGACATCCGAGAGCAGTGCCGAGGCGGGGGAGTGGCGCACCAGCCGCGTGCCGTATCTGCGTGAAATCATGGACTGCCTGAGCGAAGACAGCCCGGTGCGCAAGGTGGTGTTTCAGAAATCGTCGCAGGTCGGCGGTACCGAAGCCGGCGTTAACTGGATCGGCTACATCATGGCGCATGCCAAGGGGCCGACGGCGATTGTGATGCCAACCGAGAAGGCGCTCAGCGACTGGATGAGCCAGAAGTTTGACCCGATGGCGGCAGGCACGCCAGCCGTGCGCGATGTGCTTGCCAGCCGCAGCAACCGGGCGGGCGACAACAGTGCCGCCCGCAAGCGTTTTACCGGCGGCATTTTCTACGCCAAAACAGCCGGGTCGACCACGGAGCTGAAATCCACCTCGCTGCGTTATGCGATTGCCGATGAGGTGGACGAATACGACTGGACCACGCTGCAGGGTAACCCGCTGGCGCTGCTGGAGGTGCGCCAGAAAACCTTCCACGACCGCAAGCTGTTTGTGGTCAGCTCGCCCACTGTGAAAGACGCAAGCCGCATCGAGGAGCAGTTCGAGCTGGGCGACCAGCGCCGCTATATGCTGCCATGTCCGCACTGTGGCCACCCCCAGCATCTGGTGTGGGGCAATGTGCGCTGGAGCGTGCTCAATCATCGCGTCACGCGGGCATGGTATGTGTGCCAGGACTGCGGCGCAGAAATCGACGAACACCAGAAGCCGGCCATGCTGGCTGCGGGAAAATGGCAGCCGCACAACCCGGATGCGCTGTGGCGCAGTTATCACATCAACGCGCTGTATGCGCCGCTCGGCATTGGCGAAACCTGGGCAGAGCTGGCCACGCAGTGGCTGCTGGCTCAAAACGATCTGACCAAGCTGGTGGCGTTTATCAACACCGTGCTGGGCGAGACCTGGGCGGACCGCAGCCGCGACATCAAGGTCAACGACCTGCTGGCGCGGGTTGAGCCCTACAGCCAGCGCACGGTTCCGCCGGGATGCCTGGTGATGACGGCCGGCGTGGATGTGCAGGATGATCGACTGGAGATCCAGATCACCGGCTGGGGCAGCGGAAACCGCAGCTGGCTGCTGGATTACCACGTGCTGCACGGCAGCCCGACCAGTGATGCGCTGTGGATGGCGCTGGCGCAATACATCAATGGCGCCGTGTTCGAAAACGCCTACGGCAAGCAGTTGCGCATCGAGGCCACCGCCATCGACACCGGCGGCCATCACACCCACATGGTGTATGCGTTTGTGCGTAGCGGCGCCGTGCGCCGTCCGCTCGCCTGCAAGGGCGCCAGCACGCCGGGCAAGGTCATTCTCGGCAAGCCCAGCAAGCAGGACGTCAACCTGCGAGGGCAGACCGTTAAAAAGGGCGTGCACCTGTATCTGGTTGGCACCGACACCGCCAAGGCGCTGTTATATGGCCGCCTGCACGACGACGCAGATCAGCCGCCGGAATTGCGCAAGGTGCATTTCAGCCATGATCTCGAATCCAGCTACTTTGACCAGCTGGTGAGCGAAACCTACAACCCGCGCAAGCAGCGCTGGGAGCTGAAAAAGGGCAAGCGCAACGAAGCGCTGGATACCTGGGTGCTATCGCTCGCCGCCAGCCACCACCCGGAGCTGCACGTGCACAAATGGACCAAGCTGGACTGGCAGCGCCGCGCCGCGATGCTGGAGCCAGAAGCGGCGGCGGTGGTGGCGGCGCCAGAGCCAGAAGCGCCAGCCGCGTCACCGCCGCCAACAGCCAAGCCAGCACGGGCGCCAGCGCCTGCGCGCACTGGCAACGGTTTTGCCAGCGGCGACTGGATGGAGCGGTTATAATCAAGCAAAACAGAGCCGGTGAAACCGGCCAGAGATTGAGGAGCCAAACCAACCGCCGCGCGGCGGACGGAGAGGCCAATGAGCAGCAGCATCGATCAGCAGGTATCGCTGACCAACGAAATCACCCGCATCCTGCGCGAAGAGATCGGCTATCACGAGCAATTCGCGCTCCCCATCGCCCAGGCTGTGGTTAATGGCCTGATAAAGCGCCGCGCTGGCGATTTGTTGTATGTGCCAACCGGCCGCAACAGCAAGATTGCCGAACGTAACCAGCAAATCCGCCGCGAATTCAACGGCCGTAATTGCCGCGAGCTGTGCCAGCAGCACCGGCTCAGCCGAGCCCGCCTGTATCAGATCGTCAGCGAGAAGGATTAATCCACAATTCATGTGGATAACCGTTTGCACACCTGCGCCAGCGCCCGGATTTTTTGGGCGTTTCTGCGTTTGCCTGCCAAACAGGCAATAGTCCACCTTTCCCCCTAAAAAACTAGACAGCCATCCGGCGACACTCCGAATCAATATCGGAGAGCCACGCATGAGCACAGCCAGCGACATGATTGCCAAATACCTCGACGCCGAAAAAGCGGTGCTTGAGGGTAAAACCGTGCGCCTGGGCGAGCGCCTGCTGGGGATGGAGGATCTGGAACAGATCCGCAAAGGCCGGCAGGAATGGGAGCAGCGGCTCGCGCGTGAGCAGGCCGGAAACGCCGCACCGCGTATTGGCGGGGTAAGTTTCAGCGTGGCGCGGATGGATTGAGCATGAACTTACTCGACCGTCTTGTTGCTTATATTTCGCCCTATGCCGGCGTGCGCCGCGCACAGCTGCGTGAGGCGCTGGCGCATTACGAAGCCGCCAAAAAAACCACGCAGCGCAAATTCCGGCAGGACAGCCTGTCGCCCAATCAGCTGGTTGATCAGGGTGCCGCCGCCTTGCGTGCCCAGGCGCGCCACCTGGAGCGCAATCACGACATCAGCCGTGGCGCATTGCGCACGCTGGTCAATAACATCGTCGGCCCCAACGGTATCGGCATCGAGCCGCAGCCGCGCCGTGCCGATGGCTCCATTCATGAGGAGTATGCCAAGGCGCTGCTGGAGGCGTGGCGCGACTGGTGCAAGACGCCGGAAGTGACGCATCGCTTCAGCTGGGCAAAATCGCAGCGGCTGCTGGCCAAGGCGTGGATTCGTGATGGCGAAGGGCTGGCGCAGCAGCTGATCGGCCCGGTGCCGAAGCTGGATCACGGCACCCGCGTGCCGTATTCGCTGGAGCTGTTCGAGGCGGACATGGTGCCGCTGGAATACAACGATGGCGATCGCATTCGGCAGGGCATTGAAATCAATGGCTGGGGCCGGCCAGTGGGTTATTACGTGTGGCGCAGCAACCCGCAGGAGAGCGCAGGCCTGCCGCGAGCGGACATGCTGCGCCGCATTAGCGCCGAGCGCATGCTGCACATCGTCAGCGTGGATCGTATTGGCCAGCTGCGTGGCGTGTCTGAATTCGCCAGCATCATCACCCGCCTGGATGACATCAAAGACTACGAAGAGAGCGAGCGCATCGCCGCGAAGATTGCGGCAGCGCTGACCGCCTACGTCAAGCGTGGCAGCCCGGACGATTACACGCCGCAGGTGGATGAGGCCGGCGCACCTGTGCCGCGCGATATTCGCATCCAGCCCGGCATGATTATCGATGGCTTGGCAGCCGGAGAGGAAATCGGCCTGATCGACACCAAGCGGCCCAATCCGAATGTGGCGATTTTCCGTCAGGGGCAATTGCGTGCCGCCGCTGCCGGTATTGGCGCCAGCTACAGCAGCATCAGCCGCGATTACAACGGCACCTACAGCGCGCAGCGGCAGGAGCTGGTCGAGCAATGGGTGCATTACGCCGTGCTCACCGACGAATTCACCGGTCAGGTGGTGCAGCCGGTGTGGGAACAGTTTGTCGCCATCGCGCATTTGTCTGGAGTGGTGCCAACGCCGTCCGACGTGGTAGCATGCAGCGAAAACGATGCGCTCTACATCGGCCAGAACATGCCGTGGATCGACCCGATGCGTGAAGCAGAAGCCAGCCTGGCGCTGGTGCAGGCCGGCTTCGCCAGCGAGGTTGAAGTCATCCGCCGCCGCGGCGCACGGCCTGACGATGTGCTGGAGCAGATTGCGACGTGGCGCAAAAAGGTCGCCAGTAAAGGGCTGACGCTCAATAGCGACGCAGCCAATGATAAACAAGCTGCCGGCCCGATGCCGGCAAATGGAGCGTGAAATGCTGAATAAACTTGGTGGCCACGTAGCCCAGCTGGCGACGGATGCGGGTGGAGTTTCGATTGGTTTGAGCGGCGGCTCCCCCGCATCTGGTGTGGCATTCGGCCCGCCGTCCACCATTTTCCGTCTGCGCATGCGCTGCTCTGGTGGCGCTGCCAACGTGACTTTGATAGCGACTAAGCGGTCTGGTGGCACCGATACATTTAATTT